CAGCTCCATTATATACTGCAAAAGTTGTGGTCGTTGCATCTGTGAATGTGATAGTGTATGTGTCAGTTGTTCCAGCACTACCATTCCCAGAAGTCCTAATTACAGTGGATATTCCGTTTCCTTGTATTCCAGTATCGCCTTGCAATCCTTGTATACCCTGTATACCTTGTATTCCAGTATCGCCAGTTAATCCTATTTCACCTTGTATTCCAGTATCGCCTTGCAATCCTTGTATACCTTGTATACCTTGTATTCCTATAAAATCGCCATCTGCAAGTTTCTGCTCAACTAAATTATACAGATTTATTCTTAAATCTTCTGCGTCATCTCTACCAGTTTCCGCAATGACCCTTAAACCTTCTGCTGCTGATCTTCCATTTTCTGATGTTACTCTTAAAGCTTCCGCCGTTTCAATTGCTGATTCTAATGTTTCAACACTATCTATCAATTGAACCAATATTGGATATTTCGGATCTAACGAAGGATCCGCTCCGTCGGTAAGATCGGCCCTAACATCATACATGAATATTGCTGATGTCATTTGAATGCCAGTATCTTCAACTTGTACTTCCATTTCATATAAGCCGGTATAACTAACGCATGCGTCGGGTAGTTCTAAAGATACCTGCCCAGTTTCTACATTTTCGATTACACCATTTATATCGGTTAAAAAACTTCCATTATATCTAGCTGTAAATGTAACACTTGAAGCTTCTGATAAATCAAATATTTTACCACTTTTAGTTAATCTTAAATTAAATATATTGCCGCCGAAGTCCGTTTTAACTAAACGGCCCAGGTGTTTTGGTGTCTGATCCATTACATCAAGTTGTAATTCAAAATTCTTTTGTAACATCTTTCACCCGCTTTCATTTTTTATAGTAAAAAAGGTAGCATTACGCCACCTTCCACTTTAAATAAACTGCTTTTCTTTGTTTTTATATTGCTCATGAAACTTTTGTGAAGTGCTAGCAGCTACCGCTTTTTGGCGTTCTTGTTCTGATAGAACATTATATACAAATCTAGGGATCATTACTGTTATACCACGTCGAATAACATAATTAGTACCATTCACGGTTACTGTTATATCGTCAACGTATTTTTCCCCGTCGTACAATGCTTTAAAAGGTATACGTTCTTTTAACCTGGCTTCTGCTTTTTTTCTTCTTTCTTTCTTGGTTAATCTCTTAACCGGTTCTTCTTTGATTTCTTCTGCTTTCTCAAATGTTGATTCTGCAATATCTTTCTCATTGCCTTCTTCATCTTCCATATATACTCGTCCATCTTTTTCATCTAAAACCGTATAAACTACATCTTTATAATTAACTTTCATAGGTCCTTCCTTTCATAATTAAAGGGGAATCTCACCCCTTATATTATTATTCTAATTTGAACCACTTTCAAATTCAGAAGTGGTTTCAATTCTTTCCATGTATTCGTCTACTAGAATAACGGCTGTTTTAATTGCTTTCCAACCGCTTGTTGCTCTCTGGTTAAGTGCGTCTGCTGTTCCGGACGATCCTAATTGCTTAACGATCATTTGTAAACCGCCACCAGTTACTTTAGTTGTTCCATAAGCATTTTCGCCCAACATCAATGTTGAATAAACATCTCTACCGGCTGCTCCTGCTTCGCCTGGATAAACTACGTCGTCTGCTACTGGTGATGAATCAGTTGCTGGATCAGAAGCTAATGTAATTGTAGCTGCGCCCGCTGCGCCTGCCGCTGCTGCTGTTACTTCATATTTAAATTCGTTGAGTATTATATCTCTACCAACTAATGCTGTTGCTTCGCCTGCTGTGATTGCTTCATCTACTGTCAAAACTTCGCTAGCTATTGTTTTAATTACAAGATCTCTTGCTGCTGCTGTTAAGTTTTCTGCATGGAAGATCTTTGCTTCTGTTGTTTCTACAAATCTAACACCGTATATTCTTCCGATCTCACCGTTATAAATATTTTCTGTATCTACATAAGTGTGCGGTGCTATCCAACGATCATCTTCTGTTAAGTCAAATGATACGTCTGGGTGAATGATTGATACAAAGTTACCGTTGATCTTCTTAGCAAGGTTATTCTTTAAGTTTCTAGCGCCGTACTTAACAGATTTAACTGTCATGTAATCGTTGTCTGCTGGTGTTGCACTTCCACCAACAAGTAAGTGACGACTTAAAACTGAATTTTCTTGATACTGTACGTTTGTTCCACCGTTTAATACTTCTCTAACAACTGTATCTAAAGTTTGGCCTGCTTGATCCCCTAATAGTTTTGAAGCTTCTACTAAGTTGTTATCAATTGCAGTTAACAATAATACATCTGATAATTCAATATAATCGCCATACTGTTTAACTGTTGCTGTGATAGTACTAACGTTAAGAGAGTTACCACTCGGTGTTACCCCTTCGTCCAATGGTGTTAATGCTTTATCTAGTGGTGCGTACTTTCTGAACTCTACCGTTTTACCATTGTTCTTTGGAATAGGTCTTTCCTGGCCAAACTGATCATGTACCAAATTCGGCTTTGCATTGTCGATCAAGTAATCTTCATAAAAAACTTTCATTTCGTCTGATAGATCGGTTGATATTGTCAATTGTGTGTTGTCAAATAACGACAAATTTATATCTAATATTTTATTAATTAACATAATGTCCCCCTTTTATAATTGTAAGCGGGGAATCTATTTAAAATGATATACTTTCACCTTCCGAAGATCGCTTAACAATTTCTTGCCTATCTTCTTTGGTGAGTTTCCTAACATCATTCTTAATCACAACCCCTGGTGCGCTGTGTGATCCGCCTTCGCTTATTCTGTTTTTCTTCGATTTTATACTTTCGATCGTGTTCTCTTTAGTCTTTTGTGTTGCAGCGCTTAATCGTTTACTAAGAATATCATCAAAGTTTGTTGCCTGGAATGCTGCCTTAACGCCTACGCCACTTTTAAGAAGTGATAGAAAATCTTTGTCTTTACTCGCTTCTTTTAGGTCAAAGTCTGGGTATTCTTCTTTAATTGCTTCGGCTTCGTCATACCAACCCTTAACTCGTTCCTGGACTTGCTTATCACTTTCTTCTGAATTAGTTTTTCCTACTTGCTCTTTTAATTGTTCGTTCTCTTTCATTGTTTGCTTGTATTCTTTATATTTATCTGGATCCATATTATTTTTGTAGGCTAATTCTTCGTAAGTTTCGTTTTCCAGCATTTCTAATAACTGATCAGTTTCTTCTGCCCCGTATCTTTCTTTAAGCAAATCTAAAACCGGATCAACCTTTGACATTCTTTCTTCTACTTCTTTAGATTCTTTAAAGCGCTTGTTGATGATGTTCTGAATCTTCTGATCAAATTGTTTCTTAACATTTTCGTTAGATTTTAAGAGATTATCTAAGTCGTATTGATCCACTTCGTCCGTTTCACTTTCGGACTTCTGGTTAGGATTCTCTTGATCACCTTCCTTATTAGTTTCTTCGTTTTGATTATCCATTGTATCTTCTGGCTGTTTGCCGTACTTAACAATAGGTTTTTCGGTATTCTTCGCTGATCCCTGGCCGGCGTCACCAGTTTCTGTTGATCCACCCGTTTCGGCTTGTCCACCTTCATTACCTGCCGGCGCTGGTGCTGCTCCGCCTTCGTCAAATAGTTTTAAGTCGACTTCCATTTCATCAATCGTTTTGTTTAGCATTCTCATGCTCCTTTCTTCCATGCTCTATTCGCAAGTGTCAAGGTTTACCTTCTTAGGGACTTAACCTTTTTCGCCGTCTTTTCCGGTGTGCCAAGTGTCTATAACACTATATATGGTATGTTATTAAGTTTTCTTAACTAAATTATATCAAGTTATAGGCTATCTATCAATTTTATTGACAAATTTTTATTATATTTCTTTTCGATCTGTAATAGTCCGACAATTAGTTGATCCGTTATCGCTTCTAAGTATGGATCCATACTGACAACATCTATTATAGAATATTCTTTAATTGTGTCGAATCTATGGATATATTCTTTGTTTTTTAGAGTGCCAGCAAAAGCAAATACTAAAGAAGATATAGCAGCACATACAATATCGTTTCCTGGATTGTATAAAGCATGGCCACTTAATTTGATATTAAATATATTATCGGTTCGGTTGATTTGGACTTCTACCATTCTCTTTGCTCCTTCCAGTTAAATTGATTGAAGGATCAAGCTTCTCTATTGTAATTGCCATTTTATCCATTGTTTGTTTCATTTGTTGTAATTTATCCGCTAACCCTTTGTTCTCACCTATCTTTTTAACTATTTTTTCTTTTCCGTCAAAGTCCATTAAGTCCAGGGCCATTAATGATTGCACCGCTCTTTCCGGATCAAAGAACCCCAGCTGATATAATTCTTTGGAAAACTCGTTCATTGCTGCACGACTGAATGGATTGCTTTTCTCGGGCCGTACATCAATATCGAATATAGGCTTGCGCGTATCTGGTTCATATTCTGGGTTTTCTATCATTTCGCCAGTTTCGGGATCTGCCATAAGGTTTGCACCTTCGTATGACGGATCAAGATCTTGCGGTTTCATCATTTGATTGTTGAACTTTCTATATTCGACCGAACCATTTGGTTTAGTGATCCTAAACTTTCTAGCGTCGTCGTAAAATTCTCTTATTAATTCTATGGTTAATATGATGATCCGCTTATACGTCCTATATGCAGCACCCACCATATCGCGATCCACCTTGTTACTTGCTTCTTGCAATGCTTGTATAGCACTAGCTGCCGTAATACCTTTACCCGCTTCGCCACGGCTAAATTGGTTATCCCCTGCAATTTCTTTAAGCTCCTGGATCTTTCCTTCCCGGTGATTGGATATGAATGACGCTAAAGGATCCGCTTGAAACTCTTTAAACTTGTCGGCGTCTATCTTTCCGTCCGTTTCTATAAAGTCGATCGATAGATCTTTAAGCTGTTCAATATTTATACCTAGAGATTTTGCAACTAACCAACGCTGTTTACCACTAACCAATGCGTTTTTACTTATGATCTGATCTAACTTATCTATATAAGCTTGTGGTGATCTAAGAATATCTATAAAACCAAACCCAATAGGTGTTCCTTCCATCGGGAATAAAACATCTACACTAATAGGATAATTGCCATGTTCGTATAGACCGTTTGGGTATTCTTCGTTATCTTCTGTATCTTTTAAAACGAAACCGTCTACAATCTTGCATAGATCCACACGACCATTTTCTTTTTTGTACCAGTCTACAACTACAACTTTGTTTTCCATTTGATCTTCGTTTGAATTAATAGCATAAGTCGCTGGCTTTAATAATGGATCCCCTTTAAGTTGGCCCTTTAGATCCGGATAATCTTTTTCTATTAGATCCTTGTCCACAACTTCCGTTACAAATATATTTCTACTATCGCCTAACTTTGTTATCCCTGGTTCCCAAAAGACATTAAGTGCGTCTATCTTCTTAATAGTAATATCGCCTAGTTCTTCCTTTGTTGTATCCCAAAATGTCCCAATGAAGCAAAAGCCTTGTTTAAGTTTGTACCACCAAATATTTGACCAGCTTTCTTCAAACTCATTTCTTTCTAATACTACCGGTAAGATCTCTGATAGTTGTTCCGCTGTTTCTATGTCAGATTCTTCCCGTTCTAATATGTGTGGTAATGGATAGTTGTCCATGGCTGACGCGTGCTTGTTGTTTAATACACTAAACAAATAAGCAGTTACTGGTTCTGGATCCTTATTTTCTTTTTTCTTTCTTATAAGATCCCAATGCTGCGACTTGTACCATTCTTCATTATCGATTATCTTTTGTTCTAAAGCTGCTTTCCCCGCTTTATAATCTTTAAGAATTTCTAAACCTTTTTTAGCTTTTGTTTTCTCGTCGATCCCTTGCTCAAAGCTTTGTTTAATATTTACGTTATGCCCCAATGCTTTAAATGATTTGTCCATTTAATTAACGCCCCCTTCTAAGAATACTTTTTCGAACATTTTTTTAACTTCGTGTGCATTTAACATGTTTTCCCCCTTTTGTTGATAAACTGTTAATAGTGTGGATAACTATATATTTAAGAAGTAATCGTCCGTTACTTGATTATGTCCTTCTGGCGTGTCTAATGGACTGTATGGTTTAGGATTCTTCTTATTATCTCGTGGTGCAATTGGGTTTTCCATAGCAAAATATCTTGCTTCGTCGTATATATGATCTTCCCCGTCTGTGTCTACATCTTCCGCGTCGTGCTGATCGTATACAAGGCCAGGCACAGTTCGGATAAAATCTCTACAATTATTGAAGATATACATCCTTGGTAGGCCCCGTTCGTCGAATGCCATTCGGTAGTGCATTTGCATTTTACCAGGGATCCTTTTGTTATCGCCTGGATCGAAGTATATGCCTTCTGATTCGAATGCTGCCGCAATACTTTCCCCGCGTGAAGCGTCCCATATGGAAGGATCTGCTACACCAAATATATTTCTATCCGGATAATACTTTTCTTCTATCTCTCTAACTTTAGCTGCTTGTTTGTGTGGTGTCCATTTAACCCCAACGTTTGGTTCGTCCGTTGATCCGTATAATTCTCTTATTCTATATATGCAGCCCCTTGTATCTACTGCCCACCAACCAACAGAAAATGGCTTTGCGTAACCGAAGTCGTAGGCCCTAAAGATCTTCCAATGATCTGGAATCTTAAATGGTGCTATAACATGTGTATTCGTTCTATCTTTATAATGTTGCGGATCGTCGATAAACTCGTCGAATACCTGGCCACTAAAGGATAACCAATCGCCATAAAGCAATGCATTCCTTTCTGCTGTTGGAAGCATAGCAAGAGAAGCAAGATAATTCGGATCATTTTTTAATAGTTCTTTGTTGTCGAATATAGACGAAGGGATAAAGATCCTATTTCTTTCTATCTTTATAACGTCCCCATCTGGCGTGTCTATCTCTTGTATAAAACTTTTAGGTGTTGCTGCTGGTGCTATATCTATAAATCTACTCTTTACCCAACTGTGACCGATTCCGCCTGGGTTGGCTGTTGCTCGCATATATACCCTAGTTCCAGGCCCATTTGCTCGATTACGCGACCACATGTAGTTATACATAAGGTAGGTAAAATGTGTTAGTTCGTCGAACCCTATAAAGTCGTAAGCCTGGCCCTGGTACTTTTTGCGATCTTGTTCGTACTGCATAGCACGGAATAAGATCTTTGCCCCGGATCTAAATGTCCAGGTTGGCTTTGGTGTCATTCTGAATGTTGCATTTGGAAAAGCTTTTGGGTATAACTTTAATGTTTTCTCTATTAATTCGTTTAGTTCATCGTATGTTCTTCGGAAAATAATCGCTTTGTAATGTGGAATGTGGACTTGCCGCAAAGCTTCTATTACTAAGTAATCGGACTTCCCGCCGCCTGCTGCACCACCGAAAAGGACTTCGTATTCTTTACGCTGCATTACTTGGATCTGTTTCTCTTGTGGTTCCCAAATTACATTATGCGATTCTTTCGCTGCATTCTCTTTTGCTTCTTTCCTTATATCTTCTGCATTTACCATTACTCGGCCCCTTTCGTTGCTTCGGGCATTACGATTATTCCAGTATTCTCTTGATCGTATTCTCCGCGCCCTGCTTTGTCTTTGGACAATTCTAATTGCTGGCGTTGTAATGTTATGCGTTCCCGATCTAAAATTATTCGTTCTTTTTCGATTTGTAACCGTTCGTGTTCGTTTTTATCTGTTGCGACATGATCTAATAGTTCTTTTAATGCTCTATCTTTATTGTGTGTTTGGATCTCTATCCCAAAGCCAGTTTGCTTTATTGATTTAATAGCAGAAGTGATCCCTTTGAGTTCTTTAAGATCTTTTATATGTAGCAATTGGTCCTTCTGATCTATAAAATCGGTAATATCTAGGAAAGCAATCTTTGCAATCTCTTTTATTATTTTATCGGCGTCTATAAGTGTTCTAGACGTTTGCGACTTGATCAGTTCGTCTATATATCTTTTTACGTTAGCATTAGATAGCAGACGTGATCCTTGCACTTTAGCCGTATGTTTCGAATATCCAGCGCGAATTGCTGCCTGCTTTCCGTTGTGATCTTTTATATATTCTTCCGCGAATCTTTTCTGTTTTGTGTTTAATTCGACGTCTGCTGGCAAAGGTTGGTGCTGGAAACAATATTCTGAGTTCTCTTGTGCTTTCCTTTTACACTGCTTATTATTTTTAGTCTTTGCTTCGCATTGCATAGATCGCCCCCCTTCCTATTCTTTTTACTCTATTATATCAAATTGTTGGCAAAGATACAAAATCTATAAAATAAACTTGACTAATACACGTTAGGTGTGTATAATAGATAGTAGGAAGAACAACTACA